GCACGCCGAGCGTTGAGTATCGGGTCAAGGTGCGAGCGGTCAACCTTATTGGCGTCAAGTCTGCAGATTTAAGCAATAGCACGGCATTGGCGCTGCAAGGCGATACAACTGCGCCGTCTGCGCCCACAAGCGTCACCGCGACAGGCACTTACAAAGCAATCATAGTGACATGGACAAACCCGACAGACAAAGACCTCAAAGAAATTGAGGTTTATAGGTCTGACACATCTAGCGGCACATACAGCAAAATTGCTGTAGTGACCGGAGAATCCTTTACAGATCAGGTACTTACGTTCGGCACTACGAAATACTACAAAACGAAAGCTGTGGATTTTTCCGGCAACACGTCAGGATTTAGCGGGTCAGACAGTGGCACTACGACATTTGTAGACACTGGCGAGTTTAGTCAGGGCGTTCAAGATCTGTTTGCTAACGCAAACGTCAAGCAGGTAGACGTAGTGTCTAGCCTGCCTTCAAGCGGTGACTATACGGGCCAGGTTGTATTTCTAACAACAGACAACCAGCTTTATAGATGGACAGGCAGCGCATGGACAGCCGCCGTGCCGTCTACTGAAATAACAGGCCAGTTGACAAATGCGCAGCTAGCAGCAATCGACGCCGCCAAGCTCGACGGACAGATCACGACAACGCAAATTACCGACGACGCTATCACTACGCCGAAAATCAACGCAGGCGCGGTCAGTAGCGCAGAAATAGCGGCTGGTGCGATAGTAGCCGACAAAATAGCCTCAAACGCAGTAACGACCGCAAAAATTGAGGCGGGCGCTGTCACTGCGAACGAAATAGCTGGCGCAACGATTACGGGCAACAAAATTGTCGCAAACACTATAACCGGCGGCTTGCTTAGCACTGCAGGGATCATAACCTCTAGCGCACAGATCGACGACGCCCTGATTACAAATGCCAAAATAGAAAATGGCGCGATTACGACCGCAAAGATTGGAAGCCTAGCGGTCGAGACGGCAAAAATTGCCAATAACGCCGTCACCATACCCGACGGTCAGACGTTTAACGCCACTAACACGACAATCACAACATCTTTTGCAGATGCGCACACCATTACCGTTGATTTCGGGTCTGGCTGGGCTGACGTAGGGTCAGTTTTAGTTTTTGCCAGCATTACGTGTATTGGTGTTTTAGGGACTGACAATAATCCACGAGGCATTTTTGCCAGGGTTTCCGAGTCAGGCGGTGTTAGCCCGAGAGGACAAGTTGGTTTTACGCTTGACAGGCCAGGCCGCCAATAGGCGAGCTGCCTGGCCCCTCACAGCAAACAGAAACGTATGCGGTGCAAGTAAAGGCAAACTATTCGGACACGACGGGCGGCTACTGGAAGGTCGGAAACGCATCTATGGCCGTTATGGGCAGTAAAAAATGAGATTCACTGCAGTCATTCATAACGCGGAAGGCAAAATTCTCAGCCAGCAGTTCAACGCGACAGAGCTGGCGCTTGAGGGCAAAAGCTACATTCGCCATCAAATCGAGGGCGACCTTGACGATTTCTATGTTTCAGGCGGCGAGGTGCTGTCAAAAGGTAACGCGCCATCAGACGGTCACATATTTAATTATGCGACTGGATCGTGGGATTTAGACATTGGCCTAGCTCGCAGCCTTAAATGGGATGCCATTAAAGCCGCCAGGAACGCCCAGGAGCGCTCTACGTTTGAATGGAATGGTAATCTAGTGCAGTGCGATGAAAGCTCTCAGGTGCGCATTCAGGCCGCTGTGCAGGCCGCAATAATTGACGACTCTATTGCTGACGTCTGGACGTTTGCAGACAACAGCACGCAAACCCTTAACGCTACAGAGCTAAAAGGAATGGGCAAGGCGTTATCGGAGCACGTAAAAGGCTGTCACGAGCGTGGTAGAATGTTAAGGGCGCAAATCGACGCCGCTACTACTCTGCAAGAATTGGAGGCTATCGTCTGGTGAGCAATTTTTATTTCGTAAAAGGCGACGACCTGCCTGCAATAGAGGTAACGCTTACCAGGGACGTAACTGGCGACGTTATTAACACTACTGGCAGCACAGTAGTTTTCAAATACCGCAGAAAAGGCGCTCTCAGCACGCTTGGCACGCTATCCGACGTCTCTACGACAACGCAAAAGCAAAATGGCATCGCAGTATTTCAATTCGGTCTTACAGACCTCGACGTGGACGCAGGGAATTACGAGGCTGAAGTTGAAATTACCAACTCTGCAGGTCGCGTGGAAACAGTATATGAAACTATAGATTTCACTCTCCGCGAGGATTTCTAGTGGTAAAAGCGTCCGTCAAAATTGCGAGAGCATTGCTCTCTGCGCAATTAAAAGCCTTGCAGGATGCGGTAGTAACGGCGACTGACACTGCGTTTGCGTCAGATGCTCATGCTCTAACGTTATTCAGAGCGCTGACAGACAGCGCGACCGTCAACGAGTCAGTAGTTTTGACAGCCTTAAAGGCATTTGACGAAACGGCAACGCTTACAGACAGCCAGGTGCTTGCCATTGGCAAAGCAATATCTGATCAGATACAAGTCAACGAAACCTTAGCTTTGTCTATGGCGCGTCAGATTACTGACACTGCTAGCGTCGTAGAAGCTGCGGTGTTGGGCTTCACAAAAAGCGTGTCAGATTCTGCGTCTGTAAGTGACAGCCAAGTATTCACGGTCGCTAAGCAAATTACAGATATAGCTAGCGCCTCAGAGCAAATTGATCTCGTAGTTAGTTTTTTAAGAGCTTTTGCAGATACCGCTACGGTTTCTGACCAGCCAGCTTTGTCTGTAAGTAAGCCTTTCGCAGATACAGCGACAGTTGCTGAAAGCATTTCCATTTTATTAGTAACGGCGCAAGTCCTTGCTGACTCGGCAAATGTATCTGAGGCAGCAGTGCTTGAGGTGATTAAGGTACTTGCCGACTCAGCGACTGTGTCAGAATCAACTGCTTTTGCTGTTACAAAGGCGCTTTCTGACCAGGCGGTCGTTAGCGACTCAGATGCAAAAACAGTTACGAAACCGATTATAGACACAGCAAATGCAAGTGAGACAGTAGTAAAATTGATCGGCGCAGCGCACTCAGATTCTGCGCAAATTTCAGATTCTGGTTCGGGTATAACGACAGACTATTTAGTTAATCCGTTTGACTATTTTGCCAGCGATTACGTTGGCACTAAGTTCACATTCACATAAGGGCTATCACTATGTTCAAAGAAACTCCGAAAGTAAAAGGCACGCTGGAAATTGTTCTTCGCGATAAAGACGGCAAAGTCAAAGATCAGCGCAAGCTGAAAAATTTGATCGTTACAACTGGCGTAAACTATATCGCTGACCGCATGGCTGACGCTGCAGAAGGCGCTATGTCGCATATGGCTGTAGGCACTGGCAGCACGGCTGCAGCTGCTGGCGATACTGCGCTTGGCACAGAGGCGGCTCGTGTGGCGCTGACCTCAACAACGCAAACAAATGCGAACGTCGTTTATGTTGCTAGCTTCGCCGCGGGCTCAGGCACGGGAGCGCTTACAGAAGCAGGCATTTTAAACGCCTCATCGAGCGGGACTTTGTTGTGCCGTACTGTGTTCTCTGCTGTTAACAAAGGCTCAAGCGATACGCTGCAAATTACCTGGACGGTAACTGTAGCTGCATCTTAATTTAGGAAAGGGTGACTCTTTATGGCGATCAAGACTCGCGAAACTACTGCGACAGGCGTAACCAATAAGGGGTCGCCCTTAACTAATGCAGAGCTAGATAATAACTTTGTAGAGCTGGTGGCAAATAAGGTTGATTTGACTGACCTTTCTGTTACGACAAACAGCGCAGGGACGGCGGCGTTATCGTATAACAACTCCTCTGGTGTGTTTACGTATACGCCGCCAGACCTTTCTGGTTATTTAACGAGCTTTACAGAAACAAACGACCTGACCGCATCGGTCACCTGGGCTAACGTCCCTAACGCAAATATCACTGAAGCAAGTGTGACGCAGCACCAGGCAGCTTTAGCTGTTACGGCAAGTCAGATCAGCGACGTGACGGCTACTGCAGCGGAGCTTAACTTAGTAGACGGGTCAGCGGCTGACACCGTGGTAAATAGCAAGGCCGTTGTGTACGGATCTGCAGGCCAGATCACGGCTAACGAGCTGGATGTTGACAACATTCAAATTGACGCAAACGCTGTAAAGTCAACCAACACAAACGGCAACATACAGCTATTTCCAAACGGGACCGGCTACACAGAGCTTTACGGCAACACTAATGCTGGTGCTATTAGGTTTAACTGCGAATCAAACAGCCACGGCGTAACATTAAAGGGGCCACCTCACTCAGCAGGAGCTACCTATAGCCTTGAGCTGCCTGACGCCGACGGCAGCAGCGGTCAGGCTCTTGTAACGAACGGCTCAGGGAAGCTGTCGTTTAGCAATGTTGACGCGCTACCAAGCCAATCGGGTAACAGCGGTTACTATCTAACTACGGACGGCAGCAGTGCGTCCTGGAATAACCTAAAAGCCAGCCCGACCTTTACGGGCATTGTGACCTTCAGCGGCACAGATGCCGTTACTTTGCCTGTAGGCACAACAGCACAGCGTCCTACGGCTGCACAAGGAATGCTGCGCTATAACACGACGACAGCTGGTTTCGAGGGTTATAGCGGTTCTGCATGGAGTTCTTTAGGTGCTCAGTTTGCCTACACGCGAACATCTGCAACAGCCACGGCTTCTCAAACAACTTTTTCTGTCAGCTATACGGCTGGCTATGTAGATGTTTATCTAAATGGCGTAAAGCTCGTTAGCGGCACTGACTTTACGGCTACGAATGGCACGTCTGTTGTCTTAGCTACGGGCGCAACCGTAGGCGACAGTGTCGAAATAATAGCCTTTGAGCCGTTCGCAATAGCTGACGCTCTGGCGATTACTAACAACCTATCAGACCTTAGCAGTGCGTCTACCGCGATTACAAACTTAGGCATCACTGCAACGGCAGCTGAATTAAATATCCTCGATGGGGTAACAAGCACAGCAGCTGAGTTAAACATTTTGGACGGTGTCACAGCGACAACTGCAGAGCTTAATTATGTTGACGGCGTTACTTCTAACATACAAACGCAGATTGACAATATCAACCCAAGTCCAAGTTTAACTGCCACAGCATCTGGAACATTAGCAAACGGCGATACGGTTATTGTTAACTCAGATGGCACTGTTAGCGCGGTTAGTGTGGGATCTGTTTCACAATCAGTTGGCACATCAGCAGTATTTGAAAGTGCGAACGTTGAACAAGTCGCAGCCGTTTATGATGCTAACGCTCAAAAGGTCGTAATCGCCTATAGAGACAATGGCAATTCTCATTATGGGACGGCTATTGTTGGCACCGTAAGCGGCACATCAATTAGCTTTGGGACACCGACGGTATTTGAAAGTGCAACTGTTCGTTATATGGCGATCGCCTACGATGCCAACGCTCAAAAAGTAGTAATAGTTTATAGAGACTATGGTAATTCTAGCCAAGGAACTGGAATCGTTGGCACTGTGTCTGGAACATCAATTAGCTTTGGTAGCGCTGTAGTATATGAGTCTGGCAGTGTTGATCATCAATCAGCAGCTTACGATGCTAACGCGCAAAAAGTGGTGATATCCTATCAAGATGGCGGCAATTCTAATTATGGCACCGCAGTAGTAGGCACCGTGAGTGGCACGTCAATTAGTTTTGGCACTCCTGTTGTATTTGAAAGTGCGGCTACTGTGTATACCTCAACCGTTTACGATGCGAGCGCCCAGAAGGTTGTAATTGCTTACAGAGATGATGGTAATAATGATTACGGAACCGCTATTGTAGGCACGGTAAGCGGGACTTCTATCAGTTTTGGCACGGCGGCAGTATATGAAAGCGCAGGCGTAGAACATGTAGCAGCCGCTTATGACGCCAGCGCTGAGAAAGTGGTAATAGCTTATAGAGATCGTGATAATAATGATTACGGCACCGCTATTGTTGGAACCGTAAGCGGGACAGGCATTTCGTTTGGTTCAGCTGTTGTATTTGAAAGCGCAAGCACGTCAGAGATTTCAGCCGTCTACGCTGCCAATTCTCAAAAAGTCGTGATTGCTTACAGAGACGGTGGCAATTCGAATAAAGGCACGGCCATTGTCGGAACGGTCAGCGGCACATCTATTAGCTTTGGCTCAGCTACAATATTTGAAGCCGGAGATACTGAGTTTATTGCAGCCGTTTACCATACTGATGCGAAAAATGTAGTGATGGCTTATAGAGATGGGAGCAATTCGGATTACGGGACAGGTGTAGTTTTTCAAAATGCCTACAGCGGCACAAACCTGACCGCAGAAAACTACATTGGAATTTCAGATGCGGCATATTCTGACGGTGCAACTGCAACCATTCAAATCGTGGGCTCTGTAGATGACGCGCAAAGCAGCCTCACAGCAGGTCAGCAATACTTTGTCCAAACAGACGGATCACTTGGCTTAGCCGCTGCTACTCCAAGTGTGTTTGCTGGTACGGCTGTGTCAGCAACCAAAATTATAGTCAAGGGGTAAAACATGAAAACTATTGTTGAAACTGCAACTGGTCTTTCAAAATATTTGCTTGAAGACGATGTATCTATTACAGCTAATTCTGACCATATCATTGTGGGCGACCCAGCTAAGCTCATCATTGGTGATTTAGGCGCGGGTGACGTAACGATCACAGAAAACGTGACTAACGCTCCGTCTGACTGGACTGGCAACAAGTACACGTTCGACGGCACTACCTGGACGCTAAACCCTGATTGGGTTGCGCCAGAATCGGAGTAGCATAGATGAGTAACGCTAGGACAATTGCAGACTTAGCCGCAGTGACAGCCACCTCGACGGAGCTAAACACTCTAGATGGGGCCACTGCTACGACCGCTGAAATTAATTACCTGGACATAACAACGCTAGGCTTAACTCAAGCGTCAAAAGCTGTTACGTCAGACGCTAATGGCGTCGTGAGTTTCGACAACGGCACGATTGACGAAGTCACTAGCATTACGTCTAGCTCAAACGCCGCAACTATAAACCTCCGTGACGGAAACTTGTTCGAGCACGACCTAACAGAAAATGTCACCTACACATTTAGTAACCCAGCGGGATCAGGCAGGGCGTCATCGTTTGTTTTAAAGGTTATTCAAGACAGCAGCGCCAGGACAATTACATGGCCTTCTAGCGTTGATTGGCCTGCGGCTACAGCGCCTACCCTAACCGCAACAAACAACGGCGTGGATGTATTTGTGTTTTTTACTATTGACGGTGGCACGACGTACTACGGCTTTACCGCTGCACAGGCACTAGGATGAGCGCAGGCAATAAACTACTAAAAGCCGCTGCCGGTAACGCGGGTGGTAGTGCTGTTTACGTTGACGATGTGTTTTCTACGTTTGTGTATGAAGGCAGAGGTGGAGCATCAGGCTTACGAACAATAGACAACGGCATTGACCTTGCTGGTGAGGGGGGTTTGATATGGACAAGAGAGCGTGATAATGCCGCAGAACACCTGCTCATTGATACCGAGAGAGGTTTATCTGGGGGGTATTTATCAAGTGATTCTAACAGTGCAGCAAATACCGGAAGAGTGGCTAACTCAATAGATTCATTCACCAGCACTGGTTATAAACTAGATGGTGGAGGCACTCTTTGGGATAGGGGTTCATACAAATATGTAAGCTGGACATTCCGGAAGCAAGAAAAGTTTTTTGATATTGTAACGTATACGGGTAGCGGGTCAGTAAATCACACTATCAACCACAATCTTGGCTCAGTTCCGGGTATGATAATTTTTAAAAGAACTGGCGCTTCGGATGATTGGGGGGTTTACCATAGAAGTCATACAGGCTATCTAATGTTAAATAGAGACCAAGCCGGTGAAAGCACGGTAGTCATAGACAATCTTACTAGCACATCTTTTAGAATCACACGCGACTTTAGTTTTATAAACGAGGGATCAAATACGTATGTAGCCTACCTATTTGCCCACGACGAACAAAACTTTGGCGAAGATTCTGACCAAGCCATTATTAAGTGCGAGAGTTATACGGGTAACGGAAACTCTGATGGCCCGACTGTTAATGTTGGGTTTGAGCCACAGTGGGTATTGATAAAAAATGTTAATAACAGCGATAGCTGGCACTTGTTCGACAATATGCGAGAGTATAGGCGCATATATCCTAGTACGACTGACGCAGAGCAAAGTGCTGGTGATCGAATAGCATTTAACTCTACTGGATTTAAAATAGGATCTTCTAGCGGATCAATAAACGGATCTGGAAACAACATCATGTATGTAGCCATCCGCAGACCCCACAAGCCAGCCTCGGAGTTTGCGGCTACTGATTTATTTACGCCTGTTTCTCAAAATTTTGCGCCGGGAATAATAACTGCTGGATTTCCAATAGATCTTATTTGGCACGCTCGGCATGGCACAGCCAACTACAAACGCTTGTTTGATAGATTGAGAGGTGCTACGAAAGGTTTCTATACCGACCAAAACAACGCTGATATAACGCACAATTTATTTGGCTTTGACAACATGACGGGCTTTGAAATTCTGCCCGGAACCACAATCGATGCATGGTCTTGGATGATGTTCCGAAGAGCACCGGGCTTTTTGGACGTTGTAAATTATACAGGAACTGGTTCAGCAACAACGGTTACACATAATTTAGGCGTTGCACCAGAAATGATGATTCTCAAAAACAGGGATGATGCGTCTAGCTTTCAGGTATACCACTCGGCTAATCCAGCCGTTTACCATTTAGAGCTAAACAACACAAACGCTAGAAGCTCAAACGCAGCAGTGTTTAACAGTACAACCCCTACAAGCTCGGTGTTTAGCGTTGGAACACAAAACAATGTGAATGGAAGCGGCAAAAGCCTTATGGCGTATCTGTTTGCTTCCGTTGATGGAGTATCTAAGGTTGGTTCGTATACCGGAACAGGTAATGACGTGAACGTGGATTGTGGTTTCTCATCTGGCGCTAGGCTTGTAATAGCAAAACGATCAGACTCTACGGGCGGCTGGTATTTATGGGATTCTGCACGAGGTATTGTAGCAGGCAACGACAGTTATTTTCTTATTAACGACGAAGCCGCTCAAGTTACTAACACCGACTACATAGACCCGCTTGATAGTGGATTTACCATCACATCATCAGCACCAGCGGAGCTCAATGCTTCTGGTGGGACATACGTCTTTTTAGCAATCGCATAGGATTATCAACTATGTCTGAATATCGTTATAGATCAACGGGTGAGGTTAAAACTCAAGGCCAAATCCGAAGCGATAACCCAAACGTTTCACTACCAAAAGTGTGGAACGAAAACGTCAATGAAGCGCTAGGCATTGACCCTGTACTGGCGTCACCTAAGCCAGAGCCTTCTGGTGATTACAAGTCAGTAGTCCGCAACGGTGTAGAGCAGGATGCCAATGGCAACTGGGTACACGCATGGACAGAGCAGGATATGTTTACGGAGTACACCGACGATGACGGAGTTACGCATTCAGTCGCAGATCAGCAGGCGGCTTATGATGCAGCTAAGACCGCAAAGTTAGCTGAAAGCGAAAGATTGCATCGTGACGCATTGCTTGCAGAAACAGACCACTACGGGCTATATGACGTAACGATGCCTTCTGATATGAAAACGTATCGCCAGGCGCTTCGAGATGTGCCGCAGCAGGAAACGTTTCCAAACACAATAACCTGGCCCGAAAAACCGTAATATGCAGAAGAGTCGACTTAAAAAGGTATAATGGTACTAATTTAGTCGCGCCTGCAGCGCATTTGATGCCGGTAGCAAGAGGACAGAATGACTCGTGACGCAATCAGAGCAAAGATTTTACGACTCTCTATTCGTTGTAAGCGCAGTTGCAACTATATTTTTGCCCGTTGTGCTGCTCGCTTTCATTGTATTCGCTCAGACCTAAAGCTGCGTTCAGAGATAGTCAAAGCGCATGTAAAGTATGCCTGGCACGAGCTGTGGAGATAGTTGTGGATCAATCTATGGTCAACGTGCTCATAACTGTGGCGGCGGGCGGCTATGCGTTCATTTTGAAAAGCATGTGGGACAGCCTAAAGACTTTAGACCATGACGTCAGTAAGCTAGAGGTCTCTGTAGCGGGCGAGTACCTGAAGCGAGAAGAATGGAAAAGCGACATGCAAAGGCTTTTCGATAAGCTCGAAATCATTGACGAGAAGCTAGATAATAAAGTCGATAAGCCGTGATTGATTTGCTTATCGCACCTATATCTGGCCTGCTAGATAAATTTATTCCTGACGCTGACGAGCGTAATCGCCTTGCGCACGAAATTGCCACAATGTCAGAAAGGCATCGCCATGAAGCAAATAAAGCGCAAATGGAGATTAACAAGACAGAAGCGGCCCATCGCAGCCTTTTTGTCGCAGGTTGGAGACCGGCTCTCGGGTGGACGTTTTGCCTGGGGATCGCAGGAAACTATATCGTTATACCTATGGCTAATTTTGTTTTGGCTTTATCTGGAAATGCTATTGTAGTGCCCTTAATTGACCTTGAGACCATGATGCCGGTGCTTATTGGCATGCTTGGCCTTGGCGGTATGCGCACGCTAGAAAAGACAAAAATGGTAGCTCGTGAAAAATGAGTTACTTTTCTGACGCTGAGCTGTCTTGCCAGCACTGTGGCAAATACGTTTTCGACGAAGAAGTTTTGAAAAAACTCAACGCAATTCGCAGAGAATTTGGCCCCATGCCGATCACAAGCGGTTACCGATGCCCGCAACACCCATTAGAAGCCGCTAAAACCCGCCTGGGCGCTCATACAACCGGCAAGGCGGTAGACGTAGGGGTAGGCCGAGATCGCGCTTACAGGCTTTTAGAAGCGGCCCTGGCGCATGGCTGCCCTAGAGTCGGCGTGAACCAGCGCGGCGAGGGTCGATTTATTCACCTCGACTGGGATTACGAGCGACCTTATCCGACTGTCTGGTCATATTAAAAAAATAACAAAACCGTTTCATCTGACGCAATAGTGTGTTTTACTCCCAGGTGTTCCATGTGGAACGCTTAGGGGAGTAAGCAGCAACATGTCACGCAAAAGTTTTGCAATTAAGGTTAGGTCTATAGGGCCGGTTGCCGAAGATATAGTTACGTATCTAGGCGCAGAGGTTGACGATGTACAACCTAACGGCGCGCATCAGCATATTTCATTGCTGGTTCCCAGAGACGAAATCAACGCCAGCTATACAATAAAAAAACATGTCGAGCATTTTGAAATGCACGGCTCGCCCTGCTACGTTGATGAGTTTGAGATGACTGTTCACAGTTGTTACTGGTCAGGTAATGGCCACATTCACAAAATCATCAACTCAGAGGAGATCTGTTGGGAGGTAGACGATAATGACGATTAAAAAGTTTAGGCAAATTCCGCTGGTAGAGACCGCAGAGTTGCAAGAAACGATACAAGATTTGCGCAAGTCGCTAGATCTTTTGCAAGGGAAGCATTACGCTGACGGTGAGCGGTTCCCAGAAAAAGAAGAGTGGGAGCCGACTGACTACGAAAGCGTCACCCACGGTCATTAACCAAAACTCAAGGGGAGTTTTATGAGTTTATATAAAGAGCTGTCGAAGTTAAACGTTTCGGAGTACACCGAGGACAAAGGCAAATTCACATATCTTAGTTGGGCATACGCCGTGCAGGAGCTGTTGAAGCGCGTTCCTGACGCTGAATGGGATCACCCTGACCCTACAGTTTTCGCAGACGGCACGATGATGGTCTACTGTCACCTCACCTGTAACGGCATAACCCGTCGCGCATATTTGCCGGTGACTAACCACCAAAATAAGGCAATTCCTAACCCAGATTGCTTTGCAATCAATACGGCTATGCAACGCTGTCTTGCAAAGGCGATAGCATTGCACGGCCTTGGCCTATACATCTATGCAGGCGAAGATCTTCCTACGGTCACTGATTACGACATGGCTAACGAGAAGATTGAGAAAGGTGAACCGCTGAAGTTCCAAGAATGGGTCGAAAGTCTGTCAGAGGAGCAGGTTAGCCGTGTTTATGGCGACGCGCCTAACGGTCACAAGGTCAAGTTCAAGGCTAAGTTTGACGACGAGCTAAGAAAAGCAGAGGCGATCATTGCTGATTATCACACTCAGCTTACCGGCGTTATCGAAAGGAGGGACGCAGAAGGTTTTGCGCAGTTATGGGACGAAATGACCGCGAGCGTCAAAGGTAAGATGAATGCGCGGTTAAATGGGTTCGAGAAGGAAACAGCTAAAGAGCTGATGGCTCAATTAGGAGGTGTAAGTTGAAGGTAGTCAAGCGAATAGTCGCGCCTTGCAGTTATACGAACAAGGCGGGCGAGGAAAAGACCAACTGGGTCGAAATGGGCGCAATGTGGAAAACTGACGATGGAAAATTTCGCATCAATATCAACGCTGTGCCGACGGTTAACTGGGACGGCTGGTGCACGTTGCAAGACCCGCGAGAACCGCAGGAGGCGAAGCCGGTAAAGCAAGAAAAGCCGATGCAAGAGGTGTTAGAAGATGACATTCCGTTTTAACGTAGGCCGCAGTCTGCGCAAGGTACAGGCAGATAAGCGGGTAACTAACAAGACGCTCGCAGATAAGATTGGCGTCAATCCTGTCCAGGTGGCAAGATGGCGCTCAAGCGAGGATTTAAAGCTCAGCAGGGTGGCGCAGCTAGCGTCGCACTTTGAAATGAGCATTGATGACTTCTTGCGGGTAGGACAATAAAAAAACCCCGCCTCGCGGCGGGGTCAAACTTTTGGGAGTTACCATGAGTGCCGGAAGGGGAGTTCCAGCACCCATTCAAGATATCACATTAGGTGGTCTGCGGGCCACCACTCCTCAGAATATGCTGGGCGTTAGGCCGAGGAACCGAAGAACCTCGGAGCGGAGTTGACCCTCTCTAATAAGCGCCTCCCAGTGCCGAGTGCTGGTAACGGGAATAGAAGTCAAGATTCGATACAGCATATATAGCGCGTCATTGCTAACAATATGGATTAAGTTACGATAGTGACTTAAAAAGGGATGTATTCTTAGGAGACAGTCATGAAAACCAGGCACGACGAAATGCGCGAGCAAGTAAAGGCTTATCACAAAAAGCATCCAGAGGTTTGGCAGCTGTTTTGCGACTTTACGTTTCAAATGATTCGTAGGGGCTACAAGCATTATTCAGCTAAGGCCGTATTTGAGCGCATACGGTGGGAAAAAGACGCAGGCGGCGATGGGATAACGCAGTTTAAGGTAGGCAATAATCATCCTGCGTTCTACGCTCGGGCGTTTATGAACAAATATCCTGATCACAAGGGATTTTTTAGGCTCAGAGAGCAGGTTAGCCATAAGCGACCCGCAAATCACCTCGATGAGTATTTTCCAAGCGTATTTGACGGACTGAGAAATCTAACGGTGATTAAATGATTTTGAGCAACGGAGAGCACTGGCAGCCGACAGACGAAGATGTATTAGCCTGGCAGCAGGCTTATCAGAACATCGACGTATTCCAAGAGCTGGACGCTATGAGCTGCTGGTGCGAAGCCAATCCCAGCAAGCGAAAAACTCCAAGAGGCATAAAGCGATTCGTGAACGCCTGGCTGAGTCGAGCAGATAAAAGCGGCGGCAGCCCGCCGCAATTTAGGTCAGAGAAAAAAACCAGCTTGCGAGACTGGGATACTATTGACGAAATCACGCATGATTTCATGAACAGCGAATCCTTCAGGCAAAAAATGCTGAGCGAGCACGGGCGTTATATGTCATTTAACGGAGATCGCGTTTATGCAAAGTAACGGAGAGGGCTGGCTGATAAGCGACGAACAATCGCGAAAGGCGCTAATGAAGTACGTCGAGGACAATAAAGATCGAGATGTTTTATTCAAGCTCGTGCAGCCCACTCGAACCAATCAGCAAAATAAAGGAATTCACGCATTTTGTAACGAGGTCGCAAAGCAGATGGAAGCGCGCGGCCTTGACATGAAAACCGTGCTGAAAGAAGGCGTGCCAATATCGCCAACTAAAGAGCTGATCAAGGAGTATATGTGGAAGCCGATACAAAAAGCTCTTACGGGCAAGGAATCAACGACCGCCATAAACAAAAAACAAGTCAACGAGGTGTACGAGTATCTTTCTAAACTTCTAGCCGAAAAATATGACATTAACGTAAGGTTCGGAAAGTAGGTTAGAATTCGTGCTGGTGAGAGCGTTTGGGGGCGAGCGTGGAGCACCCGCTACTACGGTATGCAAGCACTGATCGACAGCGAAAATGCGTTCAATTAATAGAAATTGAGGGTCTATCGCAGCGAGACGCAGCCGCAAAAATGGGGCTTAGTCGTTCAGCTCTGCGTGACCATTTAAGTGCCGTGAAAGAAAAGGCGGCTCGCCAGGGTTTCTCGCCTGAACATGGCTGGACTGAGACGGTTCCTGACGGCTTTTATGTAGAAGGCGTCTCGACGTTTAAGGACGGGCAATGGGTCAAAGCAAGGGCTGACAAGCAGCGTCAGTTCGAAATGCTCGTTAAGCGCATTGAAGCGGCAAACGAGCATCTTCCTAGATACAAGCCACAGGCTGCCGTCAAAACAACTGGCGAAAACCTGCTGTCGCTGCTAACAATTACTGACTTTCATCTAGGTATGTACGCCTACGAAGCCGAAACTGGCGATGACTGGGATGTAGCAATAGCTCGCGACGTGTTCTTGTCGTCTGTCAAAGAAATGATTGACGCAGCGCCTCGATCAGAGGTTGGCATGTTTTGCCAGCTCGGTGACTTTTTGCACTGGGATGGCATTTTGAGTGTAACGCCGCAGTCTGGGCACATTCTTGACGCAGACACGCGCTACGGCA